GACCCCAGCTTCAGCTAGGCGCTCGGTATAGCGGATCGAGACGTACTGCACGCCACGGTCGCTGTGATGGATCAGGCTGCCCTGGCCGACCGGTCGGCGGGCAAGCGCTTCCGTGAAGAGACGGCAGAGATACCGATCGCCAACCGTGCGTATCGGCTGCGCACGCTGGGTCGCTTACAGCGTTCCGCTTCGTCGAAAGGTGGTTCGCCGGCTTCATGAGCTTGAAGAGGAGACGAGGCCGAAGCAGCTGCAGGACACTGTTGCTGCTCCAGTCGCCGCTCTTGTTGATCTGGCGAAACTGACGCTTGAACATCTGCCCAATCTTGGCCAGAACAGTAAACAGGCGCTACTCAGCGTACTGACCGAGCAGGCGCTAGGGCACAAGGTGATCCCTCTGCCGAGGGTCGAGGAACACCTGATGCCTGCAGGTGAAGTCGGCGCGCTACTCGGCGTGTCAGCCAACAAGATCGGCAGACTCGCCAATGCTAACGGACTAAAGGTCGCGCCCTATGGCGAGTTTCGTCTCGACAAGGCACGGCATAGCTCAAAGCAGGTCGAGAGTTTCCACTACAGCGGCGCGGGCGTTGAGCGATTGCGCGAACTGCTCAGCGTCAAGGCTGCGGCGTAGCACTTCGCTAAGGGAGGCTTGGCCTTATACCAGGCCTCCTTGGCAGCAATATCTTGCAGACACAGCTTGCTCAAATATGAGCAAGCTGCGTATAGTTTCAGCCATGAAAGCCGTCTTCTTCGAAACCACCAGCTTTACCGCAACCGTAGGCGACTACCTAACGGATGACGAGTATCGCCAGCTGCAGAACGACCTTGTAGCCAGCCCTGAGCTTGGCGCTGTGATCCCCAGGACTGGTGGGTTTCGCAAGGTTCGCTGGGCTGATAGCCGGAGAGGGAAGGGAAAGCGAGGCGGCTTGCGAATCATCTACTACTGGCTGTCTGGTGATGGCCAGTTCTGGATGTTCGCCATCTACGACAAAGACGAACTTGAGAATCTGACTTCTGACCAGGAGAAGGCGCTCAAGAAAGCCATCGGTGATGAGCTGAAGCTGCGAGGTTCCAAATGAAAAAGCGCGATCTGTTTGCCGAGCTGATGCAGGGCGTTGGTGAAATGGCCGCTCAGCGCGAGGGCAAAATCACCCTTCGCCAGTACACGGTCGAAGCTAAGCCTGCGCCGGAAGTAACGCCCGAGGAGATTGTGGGTCTGCGCAAGCGCCTGCGGATGTCGCAGGAGGTATTTGCCCGGCGAATCCGAACTAGTCCAGGGACGCTACGTAACTGGGAGCAGGATAAAGCGAGGCCAAACGCACAGGCAGCGCTACTGATCAAGCTTGTCGAGGAATACCCGGACATGGTTGATCGCCTAGCCGCTGTATGACCACGTGATCTAACCAGAACCCAGCCAAGCGCTGGGTTTCTGTGCCGGCGTTCTGCTACATTTCCGCCCTCAAAATTGGGAGGGGATTATGAACAAAGTAGCAATCGCCATCGTTCTAGGCGCCGTTATGGCGTCCGGCTGTACCGTTCGCGTTGCGGATATGACTGTTGGCAGCACCAAAAACTACAACCTCAACGCCGCCAAATTCGTTAAGGGGCCGAGAGTAATCGGGGAGGATTCTTATCCTGTGATCCTGTTCCCGCTAGGCATACCCAACATGAAGACCGCTGTCGACAAGGCCATCGAAAAGGACAAGTGCGCGGTGGGACTGAGCGATCTGGTTATCAGCCAGCTCAATCATTCGTTCCTGATTGGCAAGATTGGCATGCGCGCCGAGGGCAACCTGATCATTGATGCTAGCCAGCCGGGCTGCACCGGTCGCGGCTGATAGGCTCGCTGAAGGCCCCTCGGCGTGAGGGGCTTCTTGTTTCCGGGCAGACAGGTTTCTGCGCTGACGTTTTGGTAGAGTCAGCCCTTTCTTAGGGAGGGGTGGGGATGCTTAAACAATGCACCGTTTTGATTTCTGTACTGCTGGCAATCTCAGGATGTTCGACAGGTAGGGTTGCCGAAACCGGAGCGGATGACAGGCCGAGGGAGGTGGTTCCGCCACTGATCAAGAGCGACCTGCCATTTAGCCAAGCAGGTGAGGTGAAGCTGTTGGAGCTGGACCTGCTCGATAAGGTCAGGGTTAACAAGATCGAAGAGGGATCCGTCAACGGTGTTAGGTATAGGTTTTTTTACGCCGACGGCAGCGGAACCTTTGCTGGAACAAAAGGAAACTCCCTTGCCAAAGGCGAGAGGAAGGCCGCCAATTGGTCTGTTGGTTGCGACAAAGATTCGATGAATGACAAGGTTCACTGCTTCGCAGTGAATAGAGACCTGGGGTTGTTTGTAAACGCGGACGGAAGCCATTTTCTTCTAATAGGATCCCAGCATTATCCTGGCTCGGAGGTCGCGGTAAGGTTTGGTGACTCGCAGCCGATTGCTGCTGATAGCAAGCAGCAATTCAGCGCCGAACAAAGTGCCGAATTAATTGGCCGTCTCAAAAACGGAGAAACCGTCTCCACCCGCTTTCAGCAGTGGCCATATGAACAACATATAGATAAAACCTTTGAGCTCTACGGCTTCGACGAGGTTTATTCGTATCTTCAATGGGCGGTAGAGCACATTGATTGACTGCGCACCTACCCAGACGCGGTCACCCATGCTGAGCGCGAGCACGTTGAGATCCTGCTGATGCAGGCGAAGTCGTTGAGCGATATGGCGGGCCAAATCGAGACGTGTTTGGCTAGATAGACCAGCAGAAAAGACAGAACCCGCCTAGTGCGGGTTTTTTATTACCCGGAGTTTTTCAATGGCAGCCACAAAAAAACAGTTCACCCCTGCTGATTTCTACACCCTGCCGAGGGCGGAACAAGGCGCACGCGTCTATCTGCGCACCCTTGATGGCAAAGCTACTGACCACTACCTCATCGTCGCAGGGCTCGACGCTCCAGCGGTGCAGCAAGCATTGAGCGAGTCTGTGCGTCGAGTGCAAGAGGCCAGGGTGCGGGAGGAAGAAGAAGCGGGAATCGCTTCGCTGAAGGAGAAAGAGACCCTTCAGTTCCGGGCATCCCTTGTACTGGGGTGGTCGTTCAGCGCGGAGCCAGCGCGAGAAGAAGTTATCGAATTGCTGGAAAACAATCCTGGTCTCGCCGCGCGAGTTGAACAATTCGCTACCACGGCAACGCTTTTCTTCGGCGCTGAAAAATTCTACGCATAACAGGGGTGTGGCATGGCTGAGTACGCAAAGCTAGTTATCAGCGTAGACAGTACGCGTGTCAGCCAGGCTGATAAGGTGCTAAATGACCTTGGGCGGACCACGAGCCTTGTCGAGAAACGCACTGATTCACTGAGTCGTTCGCTTTCGGGCCTGGCTGGCCCATTGGCAGCCTTGGTGACTGGCGCGGGCATCAAGTCGCTGATCGATATGTCCGACAACTACGGGCAGATGGCCGACCGGATTCGGATGGTTACCGAGTCGACAGAAGAATATCGGAAGGTCCAAGACCGACTACTGCAATCCGCAAACAGCACCTATCGTCCACTCGCTGAGGCGCAAGAACTATTCATCCGCACGGCTGAAACTATCCGGTCGCTTGGCTATGAGACGGAAGATGCGCTCGACATCACGGATAGCTTCAGCTATCTGCTGGTCACCAACGCAGCGTCTGCCGACCGCGCTTCGTCGGCAATTAGCGCTTATTCCAAATCCATCCAGACCGGAAAAATTGATTCGGAGAGCTGGCAGTCGCTCCTTGCTGCGATGCCTTCCGTAGTGGAAACGCTGGCTGGCGAACTGGGCCGTTCCTCAAGCGAGATCCGCGAGCTTGGCATAACCGGAAAGCTGAGCCTGGCAGACCTTAACGAAGGCCTGCGCCGTTCGGTGGATTCGAGCAAGGCCGCCGCGGACGGCATGGGAACGACGCTCAATGATGCGATCATTCGAGCGAGCAATAACTGGTCAGCGTACCTCGGAGAAAGCGAGAAGGTCACCGGTGCCTCTCGGATCATGTCAGGTGCTCTGGACGCAGTGTCGGAAAACCTCTCGACGGTTGCTGATGTTGCGTCTGGCGTCGCGGTTGCTGCGACCGCCCGGTATTCGGTTGCTCTCGCTCAAAACACCAGCGCTTCTGTGCTCAACTATCGTGCCAGGCAGATTCAGGTTGCCGAAGAACTGAAGGCTGCCCAGGCTCAAGCCGCCAGTACAGCCGCAGCGTTGGCGCAGGCTCGCGCCAATGTTGGCCTGGTAGGCAGCATCGGCAGCGTTACTGCTGCGACTGCGGCGCATGAGGCAGCGCAGAAGAGGTTGGCGGTCGCTCAGGCAGCAACCATTGGCATCGGGCGCTCTATCCTAGGGCTTATGGGTGGGCCTGTCGGATTGATCGCCACGGTCGGCCTGACTGCTCTCTCTTTCGTCGAGTTCGGCGACAAAGCCAAAGGCGGGATGGATAAGGCTGCGAACGCCACTGAGCAGGCCTCAATGCGTATCCGTAACGCAACTAGGAGCATGCTGCCTGGTGACATTGGCACGCTTGATTTCGATACGCTGCAGGAGCAGACCGCGCAGGTTGAGGCCCAGCTAAAGACGGCGCGTGATGAGCTGGAGCGTTTCCAGCGCAATTTCGACGCAGGTAACATAAGTGAACAGTGGCTGGAGAAGCCGAGGGAGCGAGTCCAGGCGCTGGAAGGTGCGCTGGATAAGCTAAAGGGCGAGATGGATGGCGTTCGCTTCGCCAGCGACACGGCTGGTGAGTCGTACAGCAATAACCTCGAGCGCCAGGCCGCCCTGGTAGGAAAGGTCACTGAGGAGGAGCGCCTACGGGCGATGGTGGCGGCCGGCTACATCAAGCTGGGGCAGGATGAGCTTGAAACGGCGATCGAGCACGCGCGGCGCATCGATGCGGTGACTGCTTCCCTGAAGGATTCAAAGTCCACAGTTGATCAGCTCGAAAGCTCTTACTCCTCAACCAGTCAGAGCCTGGAGCGCCAGATCGCTTTGCACGGCCAGTCCGGCGAAGCGGCTCGCATAAGCTACGAGCTGACAAAGGGCTCGCTCAAGGGCGTCGTCGGCCAGCAAGCCGAGTACCTGCTTGGCCTTGCCCGCGAACTCGACACCAAGCGGGACTTAACCGAACAGGAAAAGCTGCGCATCGACATCCTGCGCGAGTCTGGTCAGCTGCGCGCCGCCAATGACGCGCAATTCGAACTGGAGTACGCCGAGAAAATCGCGGAATACGAGCGCTAAGGCAATGCCGAAGCGCTGCAGCGCCTGGAAACACTGCGCCGCATTCGTGAAGTCCAGATGAATGCCGATCAGGCGCCTGGGACGGTTGAGGGGGTATCGCAGGCACCCGCAGTTACTGGCCTAGATGGCGCGGTTGGTGGGGCAAGCAGCGAAATAACCAGGCTCAACGAGGAAGCTGAGGCGCTTGCCGAATGGCGCGCGACCGAGCTTGAGAAGCAGCGCGAGTTTCTGGAAGCGAGAGCCATCAACGCTGAGCAATTCGCTGAGCGCGAGCAAAGCATTAACGAAAAGGCTCGCGAAGGGCTTGCCAAGATCGAAACAGCGAAAAATCAGGCGATCATCAATAGCAGCGCCGACTTCTTCGGAAATATGGCTGTGCTCAGCCAGTCGGGCAACAAGGAGTTGGGCGCAATCGGCAAGGCGGCTGCCATTGCTCAGGCAACAATGCAGGGATTCGTTGCGGTGGGTAATGCGCTTGCAGTCCCGCCTTATCCGGTCGGCCTTGCCCTGGCAGCATCCGCAGCCGTGGTGACTGCCGCAAACGTGGCCCAGATTGCAGGCGTCGGATTTTCGGCGGGCGGATATACGGGTGACGGCGGCAAATTCGAGCCCATGGGCGTCGTCCACGGCGGCGAGTACGTCCTACGCAAGGAGGTCGTTTCTCAGCCTGGAATGCTCAGCTACCTGGATTCCTTGAACTCCGGAAAGGGGTATGCGAGCGGCGGATTTGTTGGCTCAGCGCCTATATCAAGCCCTTTAAAATCGGCGGAATCAGCTAGCAATGAAAGTGAATCTCCCCAAATCGACGTGCAGATCGTCAACAACGGCGAGCCGAAGCAAGCAAGCGCAAGCCTGCAGCAGGTAGGGGATAAGCAGTTCGTTCTGAGCGTGATGATGGAAGACTTGGCGAGCGGAAGGGATAACTCATTTTCCACTCAGCACGCCAAGGCTCACGGCATGGAGAGGGTCGGTAGATGAATGGCGCGCGGGATGACGGCCCTGCGTTCAATTCACTCTGCTAATTCCGCTTTCAACGCAGCCACTGCAAGCTCCAGCTTGCTCAGCGCCTCGCGCTTGGCGGCGGCGTACATTGCCGATCGCGAATCCACGTTATCGACATAGACGCCGACCTTAACGCTGCTGGCGCGGTTTGGTACTTCCTCATACAGGTCGACATAAACGACGCATTTTTCTTCGTTTGGATTGAAAGCTCCAACGTGGATTTCCATGTGCATCTCCTTTTTGAATAGAGCGGTAAGGATATCAAATGCCACTAGCTGAATACCCAAAGGAGCTGCCCTATCCGGACCTGTCTGGCTATGCGCTTGAGCACGCGCCAAACCTCTCTCGTACCGAGATGCTGAGCGGTCGGGCCCGCCAGCGGCAGCGGTACACCAGCGTCCCAAGCTTCGTGACGCTCTCTTGGGGGATGCCGCAGAAAGAGTTCGAGCTTTTCGAAGCCTGGTTTCGCTGGGATCTGAAAGACGGCGCGGAGTGGTTCACCGGCTGGGCGCAGACAGGCGGTCCGACGAAGCAAACCGTGATGCGTTTCGTTGGTTCCAATAGTGCGCCGCCATACACCGCCAGAATGGACGGGCCGGATTATTGGAAGATTTCCTGCCGGCTGGAGATTCGCGAGAAGCAAACCTTCGCCGATGGCTGGCAGCATCTGCCGCAATACATCCTGTTTCCGTCGATCCTTGACCTCGCGCTCAACAGGGAGTGGCCAGAAGCATGACCATTCTCGAGCAAGTCTATGCATCGGGCGGCGATGTACTGCTGAACACCCTGGAACTATCGTGCGCGGCTTGGGCTGATTCCATTCTGCTGTGCGACGGTTTCGAGGATCAGGCGTGCGTCACCGAGGATGGCCGGGCAGTGACATTCATCGCATCGGGCATCGCCGTATCGCTACCGGCGCGCGGCACCAGTGGCGGGCAGACGCTCACATTCGCAATCGACAACGTGACCGGCGAAGCTCAGCAGAAAGTAGATGAGGCGTTTGAGGCTGAAGAGCGAATAATCCTGACGTACCGCTGCTATCTGGCAAGCGACAAGTCGGCTCCGGCTGATGCGCCGTATCGCATGACCGTATTGTCCGGACAGATCAAAGGGCCTTCGGTGCAGGTTGAGGCCGGCTACTACGACTTGATCAATGCAGCGTGGCCGCGCGACCTTTATGACTCTGAGTTCGCCCCGGGACTTCGTTATTTATAATATAATAAGTTTCTGCTTAATACTTTTGGAGTTCATATGGCTCAAAAAGATATACGGAATCGGTATAAATGATGCGCCGTACGTTACCGCTCCGAAGGTAGGAGGCAAGCAGGTTGTTTGCAATTACTATGCGACTTGGAAGAGTATGTTTGTCCGAAGCTATTCGGAAAACTACAAGGCTAAGCAAGTTACGTACGAGGGTTGTGAAGTAGATCAGTCCTGGCATTTATTCAGCAGATTTCGCGAATGGATGGAGCGCCAAGAGTGGCAAGGGATGGCGCTTGATAAAGATTTGCTTGTTGCTGGGAATAAAACATACGGCCCCGATGTTTGCTGCTTCGTTCCACAATTTGTCAATAACTGTTTTCGAGCACAGCAGCATAAGCAAGACCCCAGCCTGCCCTTAGGGCACCTCTAAAAACCCGATTCTGACCTGAACACGAGGCGTGAAGAGGTGCCCAGCACAAAGAATATGCGGTCAGTACCTATCGCAACACGGGTAAT